GAATATAGAGGTGTACAGTTAGCCAGTGGTCAATCTCCTTCAGTATTTAAGTCCATATTAAATAATATAGGGAAAACTCCATATGAAGCTATGTTGAGTGTTTTAAATGACCCGATGTATGATTGTATTACAGTTTAATAAGAATATAATAAGGAGGTTTTAATAATGATTAAAATTAAGGCTTTAAGTGACATAAATAAAAAAATTGAAATGGTAGAAGGTAAACATTTACAAGGTATAACAGTTAGGGAATTATTACAAATATAAAGGAGGTTGTAAAAAATGAATAATAACAAATTATGTATAGTTGATACTGTAAATTTTAGTATTTATAACTTTGCAGACAGTAGAGAAGACGCAGAATTAAAATTGCAAAAATCCATAGAAGCTAATACATTCCCCCTTAACTTGAATAACCGTAAACAAAATTTTTTATAAAATATTAATATAAAAATGTTGACAAATAAAAAATAGTGTATTATAATAAATAATGAAAGGCAGTTGCAGCAATAATACAAGAAAATTCAAAATGCTACCATCTTAAAGCGAATGTATAATAGTGGGCCTACTGTGAGGGGCTTAATAACCTTAAATGAAAAAAGCGGTTGCAAAATACAAGGTTTACAAATTGACGGGAACAAGGCAACATATTTGGCTGAATTTAAAACTGCCTTGGAATATCGTGAGGTAGCTCAACTGGTATGTGAAGTTTTGAAATTTGAAAGAGGAAACCCCTTGCCTTTAAAGTAGGGATTGTTAAAGAGGAAACCCCTTGCCTTTAAGTAGGGATTATGAAAGAGGAAAACCCTTGCCTTTAAAGTAGGGATTGTTAAAGAGGAAACCCCTTGCCACCCTCACGACAAATAAAATTTAGGCACTTACAGCAATTATTCAAGACAAAGCTGAAATTTGTTCTTTAATGTGCCTAGTTTGGAAAAGACGCATACAGCAAATATTTGCAAATAATCTGTAAAATCGTTTCTCAATGCGTCTTGTACATGGAGAGCGTATCCAAGTGGCTAAAGGAAATTGAATAAAATAGTATCGAGTATTGGATACATACAGCAACAATATCAATACTTACAAGGTTCGCAGGTTCGAATCCTGCCGTTCTCCAATAATCGTAAAATCCTCTAAGATGCTTACAGCAACAAAAATAACTTTAGGCGTTAAAAATGCATCTTGGAGTTTTAATAAAGACATTTACAGCAATCAATAATGCAACAGACTTTTAACCTGTAGAGCAAACAAGTGTCTTGTAAAATATAAATATAAATAGGAGGATTTTATTATTAATATAAAAATGTTGACAAATAAAAAATAGTGTATTATAATAAATAATGAAAGGCAGTTGCAGCAATAATACAAGAAAATTCAATTGGCTGAATTTAAAACTGCCTTGGAATATCGTGAGGTAGCTCAACTGGTATGTGAAGTTTTGAAATTTGAAAGAGGAAACCCCTTGCCTTTAAAGTAGGGATTGTTAAAGAGGAAACCCCTTGCCTTTAAGTAGGGATTATGAAAGAGGAAAACCCTTGCCTTTAAAGTAGGGATTGTTAAAGAGGAAACCCCTTGCCACCCTCACGACAAATAAAATTTAGGCACTTACAGCAATTATTCAAGACAAAGCTGAAATTTGTTCTTTAATGTGCCTAGTTTGGAAAAGACGCATACAGCAAATATTTGCAAATAATCTGTAAAATCGTTTCTCAATGCGTCTTGTACATGGAGAGCGTATCCAAGTGGCTAAAGGAAATTGAATAAAATAGTATCGAGTATTGGATACATACAGCAACAATATCAATACTTACAAGGTTCGCAGGTTCGAATCCTGCCGTTCTCCAATAATCGTAAAATCCTCTAAGATGCTTACAGCAACAAAAATAACTTTAGGCGTTAAAAATGCATCTTGGAGTTTTAATAAAGACATTTACAGCAATCAATAATGCAACAGACTTTTAACCTGTAGAGCAAACAAGTGTCTTGTAAAATATAAATATAAATAGGAGGATTTTATTATGAGTAAAAGATTTGTAAGTGCATTAAAACAAGAAAACAATTACACTCTAACTGAAAATGGTGCAGTAGCATTAAAAAGTACAAATAGTGCTTTAGTAGATTTGTTTGGACAAATTGGAGCAATGAGAAAAAGGCCTGACGCAGATATTGAATCAGCATTTAGTAAGGCATTTGCTGAAGATAAATTGTTAGCAACCAAGATGGCTTTTTATGCTAGGAATATACGTGGAGGATTAGGCGAAAGAAGAACGCCTAGGATTATTTTTAAATTTTTGGCAAAATTATATTCCGATATTATGAAGAAAAATATCCAATTTATTCCATTGTTCGGAAGGTATGATGATTTATATGAATTTGTTGGAACTCCTGTTGAAAATGATATGTGGCGATTAATTCAAGAACAGTGGAATTTGGATATTAAGAATATGAAAGACAACCAACCAATTAGCCTGTTAGCTAAATGGCTGAAAAGTGTGAATACGAGTTCACAGGAATCTAACAAACTTGGTAAATTAACTGCTAAAAACTTAGGATTATCAGAAAAGGAATACAGAAAGACTTTATCTGCATTGAGAAGGTATCTTAATGTTACAGAAGTTAAAATGTCACATAATCAATGGAGTGATATTAATTATGCTGGTGTGCCTTCTAGAGCAATGAGCATATACAGAAACGCTTTTAGAAAACATGATGAAGATAGATTTAATGCCTACATAGAAAGTGTTTCTAAAGGCGAAGCAAAAATAAATTCAAGCACGTTGTTTCCTTATGATATACTTGAAAAAATGGGATTAAGCACGTGGCATGGTAATTATTTAACTGTAAACCATTATGATAAAGTGCTTGAAGAACAATGGAAGGCACTCCCTAATTATATCGAAGGAGAAAATAATGTTTTAGTGATGGCAGATACTTCAGGAAGTATGCAAGGTAGACCAATGGCAACATCTGTAGGATTAGCAATATATTTCGCTGAAAGAAATCATGGTGTATTTAAAGATGTTTTTATGACTTTTTCATCAAGACCATCTTTTGTACAATTAAAAGGCAATACACTTTATGAAAAAATTAAATGTGTACCTTCTATAGTTGAAAATACGAATTTGGAAGCTGCATTTAAACTAATTTTAGATACAGCTATAAGAAATAATTTGACTGCTGAAGATATGCCAAAATCATTAATAGTAATATCCGATATGGAATTTGACAGTTTTGACAGTGCTACCTATTCAACCACCATTCATAATTTGATGATTGTGTCCACTTATAATACTTCCAAATATGAGACATTTTATGAAAGTATGGTTAATATGTATAATCAACATGGTTATACTATGCCAAATATAATCTTTTGGAATGTAGACAGCAGACATGATAATTTTCAGGTTGCAAGTGAATATAGAGGTGTACAGTTAGCCAGTGGTCAATCTCCTTCAGTATTTAAGTCCATATTAAATAATATAGGGAAAACTCCATATGAAGCTATGTTGAGTGTTTTAAATGACCCGATGTATGATTGTATTACAGTTTAATAAG